GAAATAAGCTCTTTCTGAATACAAATGCAACTACTGCATCTGATGCTAACATGTGGCAGAACACAGCGCCTACTAGCACTGTTGTTTCAGTTGGCACAGCACAGACATCTAATGAGCAGAATATTGCATATTGCTTTGCCGAGGTGGAAGGCTTCAGCAAGTTTGGTAGTTACACTGGCAACGGTAATGCAAACGGTCCCTTTGTTTACACAGGTTTTGCCCCCTCCTTCATAATTTTTAAGAATATTTCCGTCTCTTATAATTGGGATATGAGGGATAATAAAAGAGACCCTTTAAATCCAAACACCTTTTATCTTTCGCCATCACAGATAGGTGATGCTGAAGTAACAACTTCGGATGCCGTTGATTTTCTTTCAAACGGGTTTAAATGGCGGAGTAGTGGTGCAACTAATAATGGAAGCGGCAACACGATAATATATATGGCTTGGGCTGAGTCGCCCTTCAAAACAGCGACAGCACGATAGGAGAATAAACTAATGTGGAAACATAATGGCAGAACAATTCGAGAGTTTAAATCTTGGGTTGATGACAGTGGAATAACACATCCGAAAAACTGGCACATCTGGTCGCCATCAGAAAAAGCTGCTGCTGGTCTTACAGAAATTGTAGAAGAAACACCTCCTGATAGCCGTTTGTATAGGTGGTCTATGGGTTCAGATGGCAAGATAAGTAAAACTGCTAAGAATTTAGCAGATACTGATGCTGTAGATGGCGCGGGAAATAAGATTAAAGATGAAGATGGTAATCAGGTAATTAATCGTGGCGTTAAATGGAATCTAAAACAAGAAGTTAAAAATCAACAAGGTTCTTTGCTTTCTCAAACTGATTGGGCAGTAGTTCGTAAGGCTGACAATGGAACAGCCATACCAAGTAATATTCAAACATGGAGAGACGCTATTCGCACTAAAGCTACCGCAATGGAGAGTGCTATAGATGACGCGGCTAATACAGATGCAGTTGCAGCTTTGTTCTTAACGCATACACTTAACGATGATGGCAGCATAAGCAAGGCTGGAATTCTATATGACTGGCCTGAAATAGAATGACTGGGCGCATTTGGATTGTATTTATTGCGGCGGTAATTGTCGCAGCTTTTTGTGTGCGTAGTCCAGTCGCAAAAGCACAAGAACAATACTGCTTCCCTAGCTTAAAAGCAGCAGCCAAAGAAATTTCAAAGCACGGGGAAACACTTAGATACACAGTGGTTATGAAAATTGGGGCATTGGCTCACATTTATATGGGGGCTGACAGCATGACAATTTTAGTTGAAAACCCTTCGGGAGTGGTTTGCACTGGACCGGCGCTGTTGGGAGACATTATTAACACTGTTAAAGAAACTTGCGCGTAATGGATGGTGCAATTGATCTAAGACTGGTTTTAACTCTTGGAGGAATCTTATTCAGTGTAGCATCTGCCGCTGGAGTGGCCCGTCTACAAATCCGTCAATTGGCCGACGAGTGTCGAGAGCTTACTGTGATGATTCGCAAGTTGGATGCAAGGTACGACAAACTACACACGCTGACCGAAACACAAGAACAACGAATTGACGTTCTAGCAAAAATGAACTCACCTGATAAATTAGAATCCCGAAACCGTGAAATTTCTAGGCTGTTGTCAGATACTGCTAACGCACTAGAACGGGTAAAACATTTGGAAGTGATGCATAATACAAAACATCCACCAGTAGCAAACGAAAGAAAGGCAGATTAATGTTAAGTTTAATAGGATCACTTCTTGGGTTTGCTACCTCAACCGGCCCCGGTCTTTTCAAAATGTATATGGAAAGCAAACAGGATGTCAGGGATAAAGAACATGAACTAAAAATTATGTCTCAACAATCTCAAGATCGTAGAGACGAGGCTGTAATTACCAGTGTGGGTGACACTAACATAGCGGTACATAAAAATGCCGATGAACATACTAAGCGTGCTAGTCGATGGGTAGTCAACCTGTCTGCTACGGTACGCCCTTTGATTACCTATTTTTTCTTTCTTGAGTTTGTCCTTCTAACTTTTCTCTCAGCCTTTGATCTTATCAATATAGAACTTTTTGAAAAACTTTGGTCAGATGAAATTGTAGGAATCTTTAGCGTCATTGTTAGTTTTTGGTTTGGTCAACGTCTGGTTAGCAAGTGGTCTAAATGATAAACAAAAGAGGTCTGGAGTTAATCGAAAGCTTCGAAGGTTTTCGTTCTGAACCTTACACAGACGTAGCTAATATTTGGACAATAGGTGTAGGATCAATATATGGACTAGACGGCAGTAGAGTTACTAGAAATCATAGATCGATTACAAAAAAAGAAGCTTTTGGTTTGATGGAACGAGATTTAAAAACAACGATAAACAGACTGGGAAACTTAATTAAAGTACCAGTAAATGAAAACCAGTTAGCTGCCCTAGTTAGTTTTGTCTACAACATAGGATCAGGAGCGTTTCAACGAAGCACAGCAAGAATGAAGCTAAACAGAAAAGATTACTTCGGTTGTGCTGATGAGTTTCTTAAGTGGAAGTATGCAAACAAAAGAGTTATCGCTGGTTTATTAAGAAGAAGAGAAGCAGAGCGGCAGCTATTTTTAGATGAGGAATTAACTAATGAGCTATAGAACTGTTATAGACAAGGTTTTAACGAGGCTTAGAGAAGACACCATAGGCTCTGATTGGGTAGGGGCTATCTCTTCTGCATCTGAAGTAGATTCTTATCAGAAGCTTATCGGAGAGTTTGTAAACGAAGCTAAAGATATTGCTGAAGATTCTTGGAACTGGACATCTCTACGTTCTGTTGAGACAGTTACTACATCAGCTTCTACGGCTACATACGATATGTCTAACATTAACAACAGATCAAGAGTGCTTCAAGTTTTAGACAATACAAACGATAATGTTTTAAAACAGATAAGCGATAATCACTTTTATAATTACACATATCTTGGAAGCACTCAAACTGCTAATCCTAGCTACTATCGTTTAAATGATAATGACATTTCTTTTTGGCCCACTCCAGATGCTGTGTATGATATTAAAGTACACGCAGTTATTCCTCAAGGTGATCTTACAACAGCTGCCTCTACTTTTACTTTACCAGAAAATATGATCGTTCTCGGAGCGTACTCGTTAGCGTTAGCAGAACGTGGAGAAGATGGGGGAACAACTTCTGACCTTGCTTTAAAACGATTTCAACAAGCAATCTCAGATGCTATTGCACAAGATGAAAACAGAACTGTAGATGAGACAACGTGGTATGCCAGCTAGCCCAGTCAAGCCTGTAATTCTTACGGGTATAGGTTCAAAAGGACTTAATACCCAGACTCAAAGTGCTACGCTTGGTCCTGAGTTTTTAACTGAGGCCAATAACGTAGTTTATGACTTAGAAGGTCGTATGGGTCCAAGGAAAGGCATAAAACAAATTACAAGCGCAGTAGCCTCTCCTGTAAAATCTATAGGAGAGTACGTCAAACCTGACCGTACTAGAGAATACTATGCAGGTTCTGGCTCAACTGTTGTAAAGTTAAACAAAGCAACCAGCCCTGATACACTTGTTACTCAAACTTTCTCAGGTAGTCCCCAAACTATTTCAGACAGCAATTGGCAATGGATTAATTTTAATGATGAATTTTGGGGTGTTCAATCTGGTCACAAAGCTATTAACTTTGACGGTACAACTTGGAAAGATATAGATGATCTTTCTGCATATATTGCTCCTTCTGGAGTAACTACCTTTGATCCTAACTGCGCTCTCGGTGAGTTTGGCAGGATATTTTACGGTGGCATAACTGAAGCTAAAGGAACTTTATTTTATTCCGATAACCTAATAGGTGAAAAGTTAAACACAGGTGCTGCTGGTCAGCTTGATTTAAAAACTGTCTGGGGTAATGATGAGATAGTTGGTTTAGATTCTATAGAAAACAAAATAGTAATCTTTGGTAAACAAAACATTGCTATTTATTCCGGTGCTACTAACCCAGCTACTATGGTTCTTGACGAACTTATTCGAGACGTAGGTTTAGCTGGTAGAGACAATATTGTATATGTTGATGCTGATGTGTTCTTTCTTAGTTATGAAGGTCTTCAGTCTCTTTCTCGCGTACAACAAAGCGACGGTAAAGCTCCTTTAGAAGGAGTGTCTATTTTTGTTCGTAACGACCTTACACGTTTATTATCTCAAGCAGATGTAGCTAACATAAAAAGTGTTTACTATCAAAAAGAAGGTATTGTAATTACTTTCATGCCTGATAATAATAAAGCTTATGTCTTTGATTTTTCTCAGGGTAAAAGAACTTTTCCTCGTATAACTACATGGACATTTAAAGACAACCCTCTTTGTGCCGTAAGCACTATAAGCGGTGAACTTTATATGGGACTATCAAATTGTGTTGCGGAGTATGAAGAGTATTATGATGTAGCTTTAGATGGTGGCGGCAACGCTGTTAATAGTAATTACAACTGGCTTTTTCAAAGTCCTTGGTTAGATTTTAACGATCCTGTTTTTACCAAAATACTTAAGGCAGGTTTGTTTACGATTACAGGCGGAGAGGGAGCGGCAGCTACTGTAGAAATTTCTAAAGATTATGAAGAAGATTCTAAGTTTTCTAAAGCATTTAATCTTACTAGCGATGCAATAAAGTTTTTATACGGAGCTTCAAATTCATTATATGGAGCAGCTAAGTACGCTCCCGCTGCTAGTCCAAAAGAGTATAAAGTGTCTCTTGCTAGAACTGGTAAAACAATTAGACTTAAAATGACATTTGAAGTAGCAGGGCATTACTCAAGCTTAATTAACACAACACTTCTTACCAAAAAAGGTAAGGCTAGATAACCTAATAGAGGAAATAGATATGTCTTCACTTTTTGATATAGTAGGACCAGCGCTTAGTTTTTTTGGTCAACGAGAGCAAGCTTCAGCCGCACGGGAAGCTGCAGAGGCTAATGCACAGGCAGCTGTAGACAGAGCAAGGGCTGCAACAGATGCTGCTACGCCCTACACTGTAGCATCTCTTGGTGGTATATCAGAGTTTGATCCAGATAAACAAGCAGCACTGCTTTCTCTTTCTCCACAACTGTCAGATATTTATCAAGCGGGTTTAGATCGTAGCGGGTTGTTTGGTAATCAGGCTGCTGAGTATGCCTTTATGGATCCTTTTGAAGCAGGAGATAAATTTTATCAACAAATGCAACCTTTCTTTCAAGAAGATGAAGATAAACTTAGAACTGATTTAGAAACACGTTTGCTTGCACAGGGACGCCTTGGTAGTACCGGTGGTGCGGAACAACAAAGGTCTTTAGAAGAAGGTATTTTAAGGAGTCAGGCAGGTCGTAGAACAGCAGGATTTACTCAGGCTCAATCTTTGATCGATACTCTTCTTGGTAGACAGGGAGGTGATGTTGCTAAGTCTATTAGTCTTCTGGAAGTTCCTTTTGCACAGGCTAATATTGGCCGTGGTATTGGTGGTTCTGTGGGACAGGTAGCTGCTGCTGGTCTGACCTCCCAAGCAGCGTCTCAGAAACTTCTTGCTCAAACTCGCGCACTAGACCCCGGTTTGTTTGGTGCAGCAGCAGGAGCAATTGGAAATACTTTACAACGAAACACTCTTCTTAAACGTTTAGGAACATAGGACTTTAAAATGGCTCAAGAACTTCCTGAGTGGTTATCTTCTTATCTTAAGTCAAAGGGTTTATTCTCTGATAGGTTTAATACTCCTGTTAAACAAGAAAAAGAAGAATTAAAACCAACCGCTTTTAAAAATACCGTTAGAAGAATTATAGAAAATGATGACTATAATTCTGAAGATGCGTTAACTTCTCTATTTAAAAGCTCTTCATCAACTCCTAATCAAGGATTATTTGGAAAGGAAGGAAGACTTCCTAATTTTTTAGAAGAGATGAAAAGACAAAGCATGGCTTCTATTGCGGGAGAAATTGTAAAAAATACTAACTATAATTTACAGGATCGAATTGGCGCTGGGTTGAGTTTAGCTGCCAGTGCTTTAATACCTTTTCCTCTTAGTTTATTTGGAATGGCAATGAACGCTTCTGGGTATGGCCCTTCATTTGACCCAGAAAAAAATACAAATCTTACAGTCGATCCTCTTACGGGAATAGCGAAGTACGGTCAAAGAGAGTATACCGAGGAAGAGCCAGAAGTACCTAACTTTTCTCGTATGGATTTATTTGAGGAAATTCCTGAACTTTTAGCAACAGAAGCAGGAAGAAACACTCAAATAGGTCTTCTGGGTCCATTTAATACAACTTTAGAATTTTCACCCTATTCGTTTTTAGATCAATACACTGCTACTCCTGAACAACAGGAAGAGCAAGCACAGCTACAAGCACTTGAAACGGACCTTGTTGTTGAAGCTGCTAAGGAGATCGGCGCAAAGGAGTTTCAAGACTTTAGTGACGCGGGTCTATCTGATGCTGCCTCTTCGGCAGCCGTAGCAGAAGAACTTGGGTACGATGCAGGGTTCGATGATATCGGTGATGAGGGTTTTTATTAATTAAGATTTAAGTGAGGAAAAAGAAATGGCAAATGGTTTGTTTAGTAGCAGCAACAATGCTGCACAAGTGATGATGCAAATGGAGGCTGAAAAAGCCAAACGTATCAGGGACGCTGGTGCTGGTATGGACCCCATTGTTGCTTCTATGGCGAGAGCGCAAGCAGGTATGCGTGAGAGCATAGGTTCTCTGACGAGAACTGGCATGGGACTCTTTGGTATGGAAGTTTCTGAAGACCCTCGTATGACTATGGCTAAAAAGGTTGATGCAGATCGTACTGAAATACTTGCAAAAATTAAAGACTATGCTAGTGACGGAACTATTAATGAAAACGAAATGCGTAAGGGTTTTGCTCTTCTGGCTGAAAAAGGCTATATGAAGGAAGCTAAAGAGTTTCTTACTATGGCTCAGTCCATGAGAAAAGAAAACATAGAGGGAATGAAAGTAAACGCAGAGTTGCTTAAGGCAGCTAAAGACGCTGGAATGAAAGCTGCTGATTATAATGCAATAAGAAATTCAGCGGCAGACTCTTTAAATGCTGTGCTAATAACTGATTCAATAACTGGACAGACAAGTATGACTATAGGCGGAAATCCTATAGATACTCCTACTCGTAACAAGATAAACGCTGCGATAGAAAAAGGAGTACGAGCTTGGATTGACGCAGGGGGAGGAAGCAAAGGATGGAGTGCGGTTACCAAAACATTTCCTAAGAACAAGAGTAAAACTGACAGATCAAAACCAAATAAGACAGGAACAAAGAAAAAACCTCCTCCCCCTCCTCCCCCTCCTCCCGGTTTTGGTTCATAAAGGTTAAGAATGTCTGATACAGCTTTCAATCCAGAAACAAGACAAGCTGTTCGTTTAGAGAACAATAAGTGGGTTCCAACAGATGCTGCCTTTAATGACAAAGGAGAGGTAGCAATATGGGATGGCTCTAAATGGGTAGTTAGAAAAGTTACTCCAGAAACACCTGTTTCTGAAGACACTATAGATACGCCTGAAGCTTCAGAAGATCAGGAACTTAGAACAGAAGACCCCTTTAAGAAAGAAATGGAGCTTCTTTCAAGTATAATTGATAAGGGTAAAACTTCTGATCCAATGTCAATGATTGGAAATGCTCAGGTTGAAATTGGAAAAGCACATCAAGGGTCAGGCAAAATTTGGGCAAAGGTTTTTGAAAACATAGGGACTTTTATTCCAGAAACTTTGCTAAACACTACAAAAGTATTAGCTCCAGAAACTGCGGAAAGCATAGAACAATCTGAAACTGGACAGGCCATCTCTACCTTTATAAACAATCTTAATCCTGTTACTAAAGAAGAGGACTTAGCTGCTACTCTTGTAACCTATATAACTCTTGTTGGTGCTGGAAGAAAATTAACCAAAGACACTTTAGAACTTCTTGTGAATAGGTTTGGCTCTCCTAAGGCAAAGAAAATTGCTATTGAAATAAACAAGCAGATGGGAGGTAAAGCTAAAGATTTTCAGTCAAGAAGGCAACGTGTTGCCATAGGAACAGGAACTGCTGCGGGAACTGCTGCTACCTCTATTGCCGCAGATGTTTCTCTTCGCCCTGAAGACTTGATTCTATCCGCTGAACTGGTTGATAACTTTCCAGAAACTTTTGATTACATTGCCAGAGAAGTTCCTTTTGGTGATAGCTTTGTAAAGCTTGCCAATGACCTTCGCATTGCAGACACTGACAGTGAAAGAACTAAAGTTTTGAAACAGTACGGAGATGCGGCTCTTCTTGAGCTTCCTTTAAATGCTGTAGTACAGTCAATTTCCACAGTTGCTAAGTATGGTCCTAAGGCAACTATGGAGGCTGCTAAGACAGGGGCCAAAACTAAACTAGGAAAGCGTATAGCCTCTGGTCTACGCCCTGTGACGGAGACAGTTGCAAACATCAATACGAGAACTGGTAGAATTCTTACTTCAAGGGCAGCATTGCCAAGAATCAGTGACGATGATGAGATGATGCAAGCTGCTTTAACTCTTCAGAACAGCCGTAAGTATTTTGAAACTCAGGTAACCTTCCGTCTTAAGGAACTCCAGAGAGCGCAAAAGAGGTACGGAGTTTCCGATGATGCTTTTAAAGACTACTTTAATACAGGTAAGGGTGGCATAAACTCTAACGTAAAAAAACTGGTGGATGATTTTAAGGTAGAGATAAACCGGAATGAGGCTGAGATTTCAAAGATTCTTGGGTACAAAGATGGAAACTTTGGAGTCCGTTCCGATGGTCAGAACTTCTATATAACACGCCAGTATTCTTCTGCTTTGAGTCCTAAAGACAACAAGAAAATGAAAAAGGCAATCCTTGCTTATGAAAATAAAAAGACTATTTCAGACGCCTCTCTTGAAAACAGGATCAACGGTGTTATAAAACTAATAGACCCAAAGGATGAGCTTTCAAGAAGCCAGAGAGCCAACGTCATGTACAACATTATTGAAAACATGAGGGGTAATGAGGGTAGCTGGCATCGTAGCTTGTTTGATGGTGTAAGCGATAGACACGCTAGGTCTGTTGCAGAGGCAAACGCCAAGAGCTTGATGGCAAGAAAAGATTTACCTGAAGAATTCAGAGCTTTTCTAGGTCAGATTGACGACCCCTACAAGGGTATTCAATCGACTATCTTGGCTCAAGGTCAGGTGCTATCTCAGCTTAGGTACTACAAGGATATCCAGAGGATAGCCTCTCAGACAAAAGGGAAGGAGTTTGAGCTTCCCGGTCTTGTTCCCTTCCTTCCGTCTCGTAAGGAAACTTTTAAGGAAGGTGCCGGTGCTGGAGATAAATACCTAAGTGAACTCATGCGAGATGCTATGGGTAAGTTTGGAGGTGTTAATAACAAAAGAATTCTTGAAGACCCCGCAGTTGGTGAGTACTTTGCACGGATGATTTCAAGGGGTCTTGATGTATACGACGTTAATAACTCAAGTGGTCTAATGAGGGGTCTGTCTAAGATAGCCTCCTTTGGTCAGGCTCTCCAAACTACTCTAGATGCTCCTGCTTACCTGTTGAATACCTCAGGTATGCTTCAGATGATGGTAGCTAACGGTCATGCATTTAATCCTAAAAACTATGTAAGGGCTATATCAGAGATAAATACCCTAGCTCAGCAGGTTATTAAGAAAGACGCTAGAGCTATTGAAACACTAGCTACGCTTAAACGTCTTGGAGTTATTGACCAAGATGTAACCGGCGAAATGATTGCTCAAAATGCACGTATCTTCGGAGACAAGCAGGGAAACATAGCAAGCAGGGCTTTTTCTAAAACAATGGAAAAGGCTGGTAGGCTCTATGGACAACCAGACTTGTATGGAAAGCTTGTCGCTTTTCAATCTGAAGTAGCTGCACAGAGAGCGATGTTCCCTAACCTATCTGCAAAACAGATAAACGAGAGAGCGGCAACTATTGTTAGGGACACCATGCCAACTTACGGTTCTGCTCCTGCTTTCTTCAGGCAGTTTTCTAGAATTCCTGTGGTAGGTAACTACACTCTGTTTCCTGTAGAACTCGTGAGAACTACAAAGAACGTAGCCAAGTATGGCGTTCGCGATCTTCAAGAAGGATTGAGAACAGGTAATATGCGTCAGGCAGCTACAGGACTACGAAGGCTTTCTGGTCTGTCCGCTGTTGCTATCGGCATGGATCAACTGTTTACTCAATCTAGAAACAAGTATGGCATAACAGATGAACATCGTAAGGTTATGGCTATTCTAAGACCTGAGTGGGCTGCTGGATCAGACGATGTTTATATGGAACCTATTCATATAGATGAATTAGGTGCTGAAGCTATTACTCCTGAAACTGTTAAGTCACAGTTTTCTGAAGATGACTGGCCGGATATAAAAGAGAGGCTTGGGTATAAAGGAAACTACAAACAGTTTATAGCCCAGCGTGTTAAAGAACAGAAAGAAAATTACAAACCTTTCATTAGAACAAGAACTCTTAACTCTGCCGCTTTTAACACCTTTGACCAGATAGTCCGTCCTATAAAGCTTCTCACTGGGCGTATCTTTGGAGGTGAAACGCTGTCAGAAGAGGAACTAGAAGACCCTCTAGGAAAAGCTTTAAATGTAGCGTTAGGACAGTTCGTATCTCCTAAGATTGCTGTACAGGCAGGAATGAATGTTCTTACCGGAGTAGATAACAGAACTGGTAAGCCTGTATATGAAAACTATGCAGGTATAACTACCGAAGAAAAAATTTCAAACGCTTTAGAAACTCTTCTTAAACCTATAACCACTGGTGGAAGTTATAAAATTATAGATGAGTTTGCGAAAACTCAAACAGCGGAGGAACTGCTGGGCTTAGGAAGGGCTGAAAGGGCCAACGGAAGACCTTTGAATGAAAACGATTTAATTTTCTGGGGAGCTACCGGCGGTCGTCCTCGAACAAGAAACCTTACTATGGAAATGGGATACAGTCTGTACAAAGATATGCTTCCCTTGACTGCTTCTAAACAACGTCTTCAGAATGAGATAAGACAACTGGAACCTCAGTTGTTGACTGAAGAAAAGATGAATGAGTTTGCAGAGCTATACAGAGACAGTCAGGAACGCAGTAGACAGGCGATGAGAAAACTCAGTGGAAAAGTAGAGAACTTTGCCAGTGCGCCTGTTCAAGTTATAAGAAGGCGTAACGGCAAGAAGGTAGTGGATCAGGAAAGGGTAGGTATCCCTCGTGTTCTTGAGGCTGCTACCAGATCATTTACAACCACTGCTAATCCTAGACTGATAGAAAGTCTCCAAGCTTCTCTTACTCAACTAAACAACACAGTGAACAACCAGAAAGACAGGTTTGATATTGCTTACATTCCTGATAATGTCCTAACTCAATCTTTTGTACAAGAGCTTCAAAGGAAAAGATTTACTGTTGAACAGATAAATATGTTAGGAACAAAGCTTGGAAACATCATGAAAGAACAGGCGTCTAGACCTTTGTATCAAGACCCACCTGAGAAGGCTAAGTGATGGCTGACGAAAGAAATATGTTCGAGCGACGTTTCTCTCAGTTTATGGAGGGACTGAACAAGTACGGTAGGTATACTCCAGAAGGTTTGAACCCCAACGCAAACCAACTAAGAGCAACCTTAAGAACTACTGGTGCTGGCGCTGGGTTGTTTGGAGACATCCTTGCGTATCTTCCTGAACAAGCTATTAAAGCCATAACACCAGATAGCGTTAAGGAGGCTGCAAAAGAGGGTATTGATTATCTTATTAATGATACAGCTATCGGCAGAGGAATAGTTGAGCTTGCCAAGGAAAATCCAGAGGAAGCTAAAGATGTTCTTAATGCAGTTGAAATAGCAGGAGCTTTACCTATAGTAGGTATGTTTGGTAAAGGAGGGGTTGAAGCTACTCGAAGGGCAATGTCGGGCGGAACTGCTAGACAAAAAGTAAAGCAGGGTCTGGGTGGAGCCTTAACTGCTTCTAGTTTTCCTATCATGAACGCTAGAAACATGAACACGTTAGTACGAGGCGGTATGTTTGGAGATATAGTTGATCTGGGAAAAGCTTTGGGTGGAAGCAACGGAGCTAAAAGAACTGTTGGAGAGATTGTTAGAAGAGAAGGCAGAGGACCAGATACGGGTATTCCTTTTTATGGTCCCTTTAAAGTAGCGGGGGGACTAGGAGAGATGGCAACCGCTCTTCCGTACACTTTTGCAAATATGTTAAAACCAAAAGAGGTAGCAAGGACCAGAGCAACTGGAATAACTACTGGTGCTAGAAGAGAAATAGAGACTGCTTCAAATCCCAGAGGCCCTGAGGTAATGCAAGCTCAAATGCGAGTGCAAGCAGGACAGTCTGTACCTCCCTTGATGAAGCCAAACTCGCCTATTATGTTACACTCAAGATTAATTGACGAAGTTGACTTGTTTGATCCTAAGAATGATAAGGTAATTAGGGACACCATGTTTAAAGATGTTCCTGATTCAATAGCAACTCGACACCTTGACCACATAAAAGTGGTTCATGGACAAGACCCTAATGTTCCTACCAACTTTGCTGTTAAACCTCCTAAATCAGATAGCGTAGGAAGAGAATCCTTAGGGTTAAACAGAACTGGACACTTCCTGATGCGTGAATTAAGCATGGGTAATCTTCTTAGCAACACTGCAAAAGTTTATGGTGTTGACAAGCTCAGTCCAAGACAGTTGATAGATGTAAATCAAATAGCTCTGGGTATGACTAAAGATGTAACTAAAAAAATAGCTGACACTGTTAAGGTTAAAAATTTAAAACCTAAAAATGCAGTAAACTTTGTTGTCAGAGCAAGGGCTAAACAAGCTTCTGGAAAATCCTTAAGTAAGAAAGAACAAGATTACCTAGATGCTTGGAAGCAAGCAGGAAGCCCTGTTAGAACTATCAAAGATGGAAATGGAAATGTAATTTCTAATTCAGATTACAGCAAGATTCCTGACAATGTAGACAGAGATACCATAACCTTTTCGGGAAGCTATCTTTCGTCAAACAAAGAACTGGGCGGTGTAAACTTTGTCTCTACCATAGATTTGAATACGAATAAAAACTACGTGACAACAAGCGATGCTTCGGATTTATTCGGGTTAAGCGGTGGACCTAAAGGAGCGCCTAACATTATTATCGGAGTACCTACTCAGGTTGTTGATTTGTATTCTACTAAAACTGTTAAAGGAACAACTCAGAGGCAGGAAAACTGGAGAACTCAACAGGATAGGCCGGACGTAGACAAGAAGATGAAAGAAGGTGCGGCTGATTTAGAGAAAACAACAGGTATAAAAAGACAGCCTAATGAAAGTCCTATGAAGTACCATCAAAGAGTACTAAGAGAATATGATCCTAAAGTTACAAAAGAAGATATCCTATACTCTTTAGGCAAAGCAGCAAAGCTTTCGGCACTAACCACTCAAATAGATGCACCACTGACAAGGGAAGATATGTAATGGCTAAAAGTAAATCTGTACCCAACGATCCATCTAAGTGGTCACAGGCAAAAGCCAAAGCTAAACGAAAGTTCAAGGTATATCCATCTGCCTATGCAAACGCTTGGGCTGCTAAAGAATACAAAAGAATGGGCGGAACTTGGAGAGGTGCCGATAACCGTGTCAAGAGAAAGACAAAAGCGAAGAGGAGAGCGTGATGGCTAAGGGTGTAAAGCACTACTTTAAGGATGGAAAAGAACACAAAGGCGGTATGCACAAGATGGCTAATGGTCATCTACACTCAGGTAAAACTCACGGCAAGACTAGCAAACGTCTGTACCACTTCGGAGAACTATCGAAGACAGCTAAGATAAAGGCGAGGAAACGTGGCTAAAAGTGGTCTAGGCAAATGGTTTGGTGAGGAATGGACTGACGTTAAGACAGGAAAGCCTTGTGGTCGCAGCGGTAAGGACGACAAACGAGCTTACCCTGCCTGTAGACCTAAGTCCGTAGCCTCCCGTATATCTAAGATGGAAGCTAAGAAGAAAACTGGCCCCGGCAGGGTAAACTGGTCTGTCACTGCGTCAGGTAAAAAACGTGGGATGTCCCAGAAAAGCTAACCGCACTCCTTCTGTCCCGTCTCTGGATCAATAAAGCAAGCAGCACCCTCGTCAGTGTCCTTCTCCTCGCTGACGTTTAGGATACCATAACGTTTACCGGCTAGTCGGAAGGTTGTAACACCCTTGAGTTTACCCTTCCATCCCTTCAGGTACACTTCCTTAAACTCAGCAAACGTAACTGCGTCACCGACATTGATGGTCTTTGAACAAGCACTGTCAATGAACGGTTGAACTGCAATCTGAATATTAAGGTGATCGTCAGTCGTTAAGTCGCTGGTCTGTTCTCCTTTCTTCTCAAACATATTCCACACATAGTCCTTCATCTTCATTACAATCGGACCTTCGGGTAGCTGAACTGTGCGATCATACTCATGGGCAAACACAGGTTCAATACCACTGGACACGTTATCAGCACAGAAGCTGATGGTTCCTGTGGGTGCTATGGAAGTTAGGTGGCTGTTTCGTATACCCTGCTTTCGTATCTTATCCTGCAAGTCTTTAGGCAAACGTGAGATAAAACCACTAGCCATATAACCCTCTTCCTCGTACATAGGGAACGATCCCTTCTCTACCGCAAGATCAGAGCTTGCCTCGTATGCGTTGTGGGTCAGTGTCTGCATGATCTTCTTCGTAAGCTTAATGGACTCTGGAGAGCCGTAGGACATCCCTAGAAGCGTGAAGGTATTTGCTAGGGCAGTGATACCCAAACCCATACGACGCTTATCCTGATGGTCTCTATACTGTTCCTCAAGGGGATATTTAGTACGATCAATAACATTGTCCATAGCCCGTACAACGTGAGGAATATCTTCTTTCATCTTAGCAAAGTTAAACTGATCGTCTTTTACATATTTAACGAGGTTGAATGACCCTAGAAGACAAGCACCAAAAGGAGGCAGGGGTTGCTCACCACATGGATTGGTTGCCGCGATCGTCTCACAGTAGTTCAGGGGATTATCCTCGTTGACACGATCAATAAAGATAACTCCCGGCTCTGCCCAATCCCAGTTGTTTCGCATAATTTCATCCCACAACATTCGAGCGTTAATAGTACGGTGCTTCTCTCCTCTGTATTCTAGATCAAAACTATCGTCCTTCTCAACAGCTTTCATAAACTCATCAGTGACTGCAACACTAACGTTGAAGTTAGTCAGGTCTTTATCGTTCTTCTTGGCACGAATAAACTCTTCGATGTCTGGATGATCGACACGAAGCATACCCATCATGGCACCACGGCGGTGACCTGCTGATACTATCGTCCTGCATACCGAATCAAAGATGTGCATAAATGATACAGGACCACTGGCAGAACTATCAAGAGATACAATGCGAGAACCGCGAGGGCGAATAAGAGAGAAATCGTAGCCAATCCCACCTCCGCGCCGCATAGTTTCAGCCGCCTCAGAAGCTCTTTGCATGATAGAGTCCATAGAGTCTTCAATTGTTCCACTGACGAAACAGTTAAGCGCTGTAACATCCCTCGGACTTCCCATAGCAGATTGGACCCTTCCAGCAGCGAGGAACCGCATATCCATAGTAATTTCTTTATACGCTCTACGATGTTCTTCATCATCCGACATTACTCCTGCTTGTCTGTTAATGGCTTCTTCAAAGCTCTCATTCTGAAGACGGTACTTCATTGCATGAAGATCGTCGCATGGTTTGACCAGTGGTCCTACTGAGTTTCTTCCGTACATATCTGGCTTTCTCCTTTCCGTTTGATTTCTTCTATGGTTCTGTCACAACCTATGCAGATATCTCCTTCTAGTTTACATACGCCTAAACATATTTTAATTTCAGTGGTGTGCAGTAAAGGAGATTTCTGAAAATTCTTCATCTTGATCCAAGTGTGCTTTGAAGTCTTCAAGTGCTTGTATAATAAAGTAACTAGTAGTTCTGTAGTTTAGAGCGGACATCTCTTCTATAAACATGAGAACATCCGGGTCTAACCCATCGTTTACTAGAGCTTTAAAGTAGGCGTGTTCTATATACTCTTCCATTATTTATCTCCATCTATTACTACCTTAGACATCTCTCCCGCTAAAGCACTATACCCACAGATATCTACAAAACTATCTTCAGTGTATGAGTTCTGTAGTCTAGCTATTTTAACCATCATCATCATAACAGCTACATCTGTTGGTGTAAATAGAATCTTATTGTCTATGTAGTTAGACCAGTAATCAGCAATACGTTTATGATTAAGCCAAGCATCACCGTAGTCCTTCTTACGATCTCCATTGATAAGTTCTTTAGCCTGTTCCAGTATCTTATCACGTTTCATTCGTCGTACTCCTTATTATACAACATAACGTCGTCAAAGTCAAGGTCATAAATCTCCCTAAAAACTTCTATACGATCCTCAAGAACATCTGAGAACCTCTCTAGAATATCCTGACTAGACAACCCTAGCAACTCGCATAACAGAGGAGGATCAGTTACCTCCGACAGTCTCTCAGTAAACTCTTTAATTGGTAAAGACATCAGTAATATCCTCCAACGTATACCACTTGAACTTTTCCTTCTCACACCACTCAGCCATCGTCATCTTGCTACCCTTTCTAAGTTTCTTACTTGGGTTATACAGGAGGAAGACTAGCTGCTTCTTCTTAGGAAGACTGTCTCTGATGGCTTTGTACTTCTGAGTGTCCCCTACTCTAAAGAAACCTTTAGCTTCCACCAGAATATCAATCCTGTTCTTACTTCTTCCTACAAAATCAGGTATGTAATTTCGGTGAACAACGTAGGGGACTTTCTCAGGCTCGTACTTACAGTAGTCTTTTAGAAGAAGCCCTGCCGTCTCCTCAAATTTATTACGATACTTCGGAGGCACTTTTCTTAGACTTATTAGTTTTAACTTCGCGGGTTAAAGCTTGGGTCATACCACCTGTCTGAGCTACAAAGGGACTACCCTGTAGTGTCCAACCTTCGTTGAGCAGTTCAGAAATTTGCTCCTCGAAGCGGTCATGTCGTGGTGTGTTTACTACTTTAAATTCAATCATAGTTGTTCTCCTGTTGGTCTAAGTTGATCTCAGGGTAGGGATTACCTTTTCGATTTTTTGGTACGTTTACGACGGTAGTTAAGAACTTGGGACCAGAGCCAGTATGAAAGGCGCGGACTTCTGGATAACAAATTCTCTTGTATTGGCAGTAAGAGCAGGTAGTACAGAGTTTTAAGTTTCCTGATTTCCCATCCTCCTGTGGAGAGTAACATCTTGAAGGTCGGTCTTCCTGCTTTACGGACTTTTTTACGTGTTCTATCCTTTCCTCTATGTTATCTGAAAAATATTCGTGCATTGGATCAGCTTTATTATCAAGGTCATACTCAAGAACAGCAAGCTTCCCGCTATCACGATCCATTGCCAGCCATGCCCACTTACGTTGACCCTCTGCGTGAGCGTATGCTTTGATCTGGTCAACATAACCGAAGTCATCCTTGGATGCTAGTGTTCGATCCTTGAACTTCATCAGTCCATACTTGGTGGTGGACTTAACGTCAGTTACAATGCCATTGATCTTACAGTCCATATGACCTACCACACCCCCGACAGAGACAGCCTTTTGCTCATCGGTCACCTCATGTCCAGCCAGACGGGTGAACAGAAGCAGCATCTCTTCAATCATGTGTCCATACATGAACTTGATAAGGGTGTAAGGCTTGATACGCTCACCACGGTAGCCGTTGTAGGAGAACCATTGAACTAGGTCGTTCTTTCCTACAGATGAGAGGCGAAGCTTACGACCGTCTCTGCCTTTGGTAGACGGTAGAAACTCCTTACGCATGATGTCCTTCATAGCCTCTCCGAAACGATCAATCTCAGATTCAACATCGACACTCTTATCCGAGTTACGATCCTTCATTAAGGCGTAGATATCTTCTACAAGTGTGTCGATAGTCTTCATTTCAATCTCCTATTTTATGGGACATCCCAGATTAGTGGGTAGCTGCCCAATTGTCTCCGACTTTGTATTCACCGTCCAATGGGCATCTCAGTTCTAAACCATCTCCAGCCGCCTTGATACACTCTACTGCCAACCATCCAAACTTTTCTGCTTGAGTATCCCTAACCTCTACCTGAAACTCATCATGGATATTACCAACAAAGTTGTACTCTATACCATGTATATTAGCATACTCACTTAGTATTGTCAACGCTTTCTTCATAACAACCGCACCGGCTGACTGTAAAAGTGTATTCAAAGCTGCGTGTTCACTTCGGATTATCAGGCGTCTGCCGTCTAACCCCCTGAGGTGTCCTCTTTTGGTTGCCCGTATGACTCGTTCCCGTAGAGTTCGAAGAGATGGTGTGTTAGTGAGAAACTTTTCTTTAAGTTTTGCTCCGTCTCTACGAGAACCGCCGATAATGCTTCCGATCTTGGCATCTCCCGCGCCGTAGAGGAAAGCATAGATAAAAGTTTTAGCGTTGTCTCTTGTTGAAAGACCAGCAGCTTTCTGGTTTGCTGTATGTACGTCTCCGTTCGTGACTTCATGTGTATACTCCTCATCGTCCATGTAGTGTGCTAACATTCTTAGCTCCAGACCAGCGGCATCTACACCTACCAATTTGAAACCTTTCGGTACTGTCCAACACCTGCGGCAATCAGTACCATACGGAGAGTAAGAGGCAGGAACCTGTGCCATGTTAGGGTTACTGTGCGTCATCCGTCCCGTGACTGCACCAATCGTATTGACCCTACCGTGCACTCTGCCGTCTTCCTCTACCGCTTCTATCCAAGACTGAACTTGTGCTGATCTCTTCTGTAGCAGTAGATACTCAGCGATTAGTTTGGCTTCGGGTATGTCCACCTCAGATAGAATACTCTCGTCAACAATGGCGTGTCCCTTTTCCGTAAAAGAGGAGGGCTTCCAACCGTAGAACTTCAAGTGCCTACCAATCTGTTGACGTGAACCTAGATTAAACTGAGGCCAATCTACCCGCGAAAATGGACCGTCAACGGTATTGAAATCATCCCCAAGAAAGCGAAGCCCAACAGAACTGAGGGTGCCGTCTTTCTTAATTTTTGGATTGACTTCCTTAACAAATATCGGTAGCGGCGTGAACCTTTTATGTACTTCATCTTCAACCTCCATACTTCTCTGTTTCAAACGTGCTTGGATATCGAAAGCTTTCTCAAGGTCAAGCACCCACCCCTTGCGTTCCTGTTGAGATACTATCTCCTGAACCTTATGCTCCAGTTCAATAGACTCGCCGGGAAACTGAGTAAGCCTTTCGCAGAGGGTGGTGTATAGCTTAGTAGTTACCTCTACGTCACGCTCACAGTATTTAATCATCTCATCGGATAGCTTAGTCCAATCATCGTGGTCGCCCTTCTCAAAATGTAGGCGCTCACCCCATGCTCTCAAAGAATGTCCACCGTCTAGCTGTGGGTTGAACAAACGCGAGAGAACCAGAGTGTCTATAATCTTAACATTGTCAAAAGAAATTCCGAGGTGTTCTTCTAAAACGGGCCTATCAAAATTAATGATATTATGACCGATAACAATGTCAGCATCATTGATCTCCTTCTGTATTAAAGCAGTTTCTACATAGGGTTTCAAAAAATTCTTCTTGCTCTGTGTATTCAACTGCATCGTACCTACCATCCAGACCTTGCTTACGGGCAAAGCGGTAGTTTCGATATCTAGTATAAGCTTCTTTGTCATTGATTAAAGTCTCACCATTTTTCAAAGCTACGTGTTCTAACCTGTGACAGTTACTACATAGTATAGCACACTTTGCTGCCTCTTGAAACACTTCTTTGTTCAACCTGTGTGATCTCCATTTAGAGGACTTCAAACCGAACTCTTTCTTAGACGGATCACGGTGATGGAACTCCAAGACCTCCTCTGGATACGTTTGACCGCATACCTCACAGGCGTAATTTGTTCTCATCTTGATATACAAAGAGCGGTTAAGTCTACCAAGTTCAGAACTCCTCATCTGCAACCTCATGTACTTCAGGAGCGGCACCGGCAACCATCCTTCCCGTGTCCTCTTCATAGTACAGCCAGCCAGCGTGTCCTGTCCGTCCTGTGCGACGGCACTTCACAAGCTGCACCTTAGTACAGTTACGGGTGTAGTCATCATCAGACATCTTGTCGCGACTCAGAAGCAGCGTGTTAAATGCTATCTGATTGATGGACCCTGACCCCTTCATGTCATATTCGTTGACATCGTGAGGGTCTTTCACACTAGGCTTGCGGAGATGGGATACGATTATGATTGACGCATTAGTTTCTTTGGAAAGTTTTAGGCACCTGTCCATAAAGCTATCAATCATTCCATTTTCGTTAGATGAAACCGCTGCTTGTAGTGGGTCAAGAATTATAACCTCACAGTCCATACCTTTAATTAGATACCGCATACGAGAGAACAGATCATCAATATCAGAAGACCCCATGTGGTCATCAATGTGTATCCTGTCTGCCTCCTTCACCTCATCGTAGAACACACGGTACTGACTGTAGTCTCTATTCTTTTCCTCTATAAGTCCGATGTTCACTCCTCCGATTACGCTAACTACATTTTCCGTAGTCTCACCTCTGTTCGACTCAAGGAATACGGCACCGATCTTACGTTTAGTTTCTGTATACATACCGTACAGAAGGTTAGTCACGAACGTGGTCTTACCCACAGATGTTAAGGCACCTACTACAGTCACCTCCCCTGCCGCCATGCCACCGTTCATCATCTTGTTTAGCGTACCAAACGAGGAAGGGAAGGGGATAATCTCCGCTTTACCACGGTTCACGAACGCATCCCAACAACTCTCATCTGATAGGGATACAACTCCAGCGGGTTTATAATCCTCCGCTCCCCACCATGACTTCACGAACTGCTGAACCTTACCACGTTGTAGCATCTCCCCTGCGTCCTTAAGTGGCAGGGATACCACCTTGGCTTTACCCGGTGAGAAGATCGACATCACCTCTTTCGAGGCTTGCTTTCCTGCCGCGTCGTTGTCGAAACAGATCACTACCTTTTCAAAAGACTCCAACCACTCTAAGCTTTCTTTAATATCCTTAGCTGCGGCAGCGGCCCCTCTTTTAAGACTAACGACAGGATACTTTCCGTCAAACATTTCAGCTACAGCGAGCGCATCTACCTCGCCCTCCGTTACAGTGACGAACTTACCTCCCTTGTTCCATATGTTCTGGCCGAACAATCCTGTGCCTTGAAAAGTTCCTGTTGTATGGAAATTTTTGCTTGGGCAGTTTCGAACCTTAGTTCCCACCACTTCACCACCGTCCTGTGTGTAGTAGGGGTAGTGGTGCCTAAGTACCTGTCCACTTTCGTTGTCATACTCCAGAGTGACGCCGTAATCTTCGGCTATCCGCTGAGATATCTTCCTGTCAGTAATTGGTCCTGATACACCAATCATTTCTAATCCTCTCGTTTTATGGGATGATCCCAGATTTTCTGTGGGGAGTGTGGAGGGACCGATTGACCCCCCCGACACTACATGACCACACTTGAAGCAGAACCCATGTCCGTCATCGTAGACTGCGAGGTTGTCACCTGAGTTATCCTCGCCGTTTTCTCTACACGCTGGACATGGAGCTTTGGCAATAAAGGTGGATTTCAACATTAGAAATCCTCGTCGTCAGCCCCGGCCATACCCTCTGCCATCTCAAGAACTTTGATCTTCTTGAAGTAGGGAGAGACGCCATGTTGTGGATGGGGCTTGCCCGGTTCCCACATTACACGAACCCTAGACCCATAAGGGATATACTTGGCGATCTGTTCGCCCTCCGAGTCAAGCACAGGGAAACCAGAGAACTTGGTAACAAACTTACGTTGTGCTTGGTTCTTGTACTCGCGGAGTTTAACACCCTCGTCCGACAGCTTGGCCGCTTCGTCAGGCTCCAACGTGAGGACGATAGAATACTTTCCAGTATCCTGTCCGTTATAACGCTCAGTGTCCTCAAGGTTTGAAAATGCAACTGTTCCTTCGGTAATCATATTCTAAGCTCCTTCTTCTATTGTATCATACATAGCGTTCATACTACACCTACTATATTATCTAAAAAACTATCCATTGTCAACTACCTTTTTCAATGGGAAACTCTTTTATATAGAAACCGTTCCACCTTTCATCTCCTAATTTTGTTATGTAGTCTCGATACTCAAGTGCCATCTGCACTGATGTAAAAACCTTTTGAATTTTAGAACTATCGTAGCCATCGTAAGCAAAGACAACCCATACTTTATCCATCATCGTTACCCCTCATGTAATCCTTAAGCTCCCTGTCTACATCTTTAGCAGCCAACTTACTCTTCTGGCTACGAAACACCTTCCGCTTGTTGAACTTGTGCAACTCACGGGCCACAGGGTTCCTCTTTCTAGGTTCCTTGCGACGAATATCTTTGATAGACATAACCAATCCTTTCTATTTTATGGGACATCCCAGATTTCTTAGGTATCCTAAGGAGTATAACATTAATGATTAATATATATACATCCTTAGGGTTCTTAAGTATACTACAGTTCTTCGTCCTCTTTGTCAAGGACATAATTTATATCTCGGATAAAATCATACTCCTCAGTAGCTTCGTAGATGGAACCAATGCACTTGTTGCAGGTGTCCATGTGATTACCTTCGACATCCTTTCGAAGTAATTCTGAATTATTTAGTTTAACATCACAGATTTTACATCGCATTTACTTGTCCTTTTCTTTAGTATTTACTTGATCCTCAAATCCGATGGTATACCAGATTGGTTCTGATGTAAACTGCCACCGGGCCATGTAAGATTTCTCGTTGATGTAGTAGTTACGGTACGCCATGATGGTATTCTCAGGCACCTTGCAGTAGTCGTGCATACACTGAGGTGGATCAGTGAAGGGACCGTTGCGTAATTCATACGGACAATTGCCCAAGTCCCTCACCATGCCGATCCTCTCGGTCTTGTGAACCTTTCCGTACCTCTTCGTGTACTCCTTACATAAACTATTAAGAAGGTTCCATAACCATGTGTAATTACTACGGTTTTCCCTAGCCCAGACTGCGCTTGGGTGGTTCTTATGGGTGGCCTTGTAGCAGTCAATGCTAGGCTCCCCGTCGATCTCATGGTGGGCAGTACTGAGTAGCTGGGCAGTCTCCAGTATCATTTTGACAACGTGCTTGTCGCAGTGCATCTTGGCGCACTGAACCGGATCCCTGTCTAGGTAGAATATATTCATGCGTTTATAACCTCCATCTTAGCTTGGATAACCTGAACATTACCTTCTCTTAGAAAATCTAAACCTTCAGAACTTCGGTACTCTTCGGAGAAGATAACACAAACGATACCGGATTGCAAGATTAACTTGGCACACTGTAAGCACGGGGCATGAGTACATACTATCGTGGCACCCTCCCCACTTTCAGTAGCTCTTGCAAGCTTAGCTATTGCGTTGGATTCTGCGTGTAAGACTTGAGGTCTCGTAACCAGCTTCGGCTGTTCGTCCACATCAGTGCTATATAACTCTGACTCACAGTTATTATCCCAGCCCGATGGTGTACCGTTGTATCCGATGGATATGATACGTTCGTCTTTTACAACGATACATCCTACTTTGAGTCTCCGCGCTGTGCTGCACTCAGCAAACGCATAAGCTGTTTCCATGTATGCAATTAAATGTTTCTCTTTCATAGGAACACCTCAATAATTATCACGGTCACCAGTATAATCAGAAACACTGACAAGTCGTCGTTGATTGTTTTCATTATCTTTCTAAGCATTAGCCCCAATCCTTCCTATCGTTTTCTTCACGCCAACCTTGCAAATACTCCGCAATCTGGGTCGCAGTCATCATCTCACGAGGTACTTTGTACCCGTTACTAGTTCCATTGGGCCAGTAGTGTGGGCTGTAGTTTCTGTTGTAGTACCTATCCGCTGAACCTCTGTCATATGGGCTTCCATGTGCGTGTTGCATTGCTATCTTTTCTCCTGCTTTCCGTAGTTTCGTTATGATTTCCTGCGTTTCGTAGTTCATTCGTCATCCTCCTCTTGAAATAATCCATCCCAGTAATTCACAAGATACCCTCTTGTTCCTATCATTGCAACAAAAACTTTCTTACCCGGTTCGTATTCCTCTTCTGTCTCATACATTCCAGTGTTCCCCTTGGCCGGGATGGTGTACCCCGCCTTTCGAAGTGCCTTGATTGTTTCCTGTGTTTGTTCCTTGGTCCATATTCTAACAGTCATTCGTCGTCCTCCTCAATGGCATCCCTAAGGATAGTTCTAATATCAGCAAGGAATTCTTCTGCTTTTTTATTCCTACCAGCAACGATCATTAGCATCATTGCTTCAAGCTTGGATGTCAAATCCTCAGCCATTTCTTTCTTAGTCATGTCTTTACCTTTCAATTTTCTGGGACATCCCATGTTTTAATCGATAACGAATCCTGTCGTATCCTTCTTCGCTTTACCCTTCGCATATAATGCCACAACTACATTGTCGGGGTCAAGAAATCTTAGATCATCCCTGTCGCCGTCGATAACCTGACGACCTAAAAATGTATCAGGAATACTTTCCTTGTCCCGAAATACTACCGCCATGTTGGCGCTATACTTGTTCGCATACTCTACTACCTTGTCGCGATACTGAATATTAGCTTCAGAATATGATAACGTCAAGTGATAGTTGTCCGGCCAGTTCTTCGCTACACGATTGTATACCTTTGTGTAGTCATAGAATTGTATATCGGGATAGTCTACGATCACATCTTTCCAATTGTAATCCGACGTTCCGTTGAGCCGGACCACAGGTTGTATTCCCTTGCGTTGACAGTATCGCTGAAACTTGTCGAGATCGTCGCGCAGAAGATAGTTGAACCGATTAGGTAGTTTGATTAGCATCTCCGTCTTACGATGACGCGCCTCCTGAACGGTATTCATGGCACCTCGTCCCGCCGTATTGAGACAACCTTCGCGACAACCTGCTAGGCGTGACAAGGGACACAAGTAATCGTCCGGCGTCAGGTATAAAATAGCTGTGAGATATTCGCTACCATCACCCTTTACAGTCTTGGCGTTATTACCTACACCTATAAGTTTATAGTTAGACATTGCTCTCATCCAGTTCTGTTACAGTTACGTTCATTAGATGCTCATGTGTATGGTATGCCATATCAAGTGCTTGCGTTGTGTTTATAGCTTTGACTACTACACTATCAGGATAGAATATACCAATTGCACCCGCACGTCTACCCTTTTGCCATGATACTCTATAGGTTTTCATTGTCACCACCGAACTCCTCTATTAAAAATTCTATTTCGTCATCATTTGCATTATGAAGATAATAAT